CTTGCTATGCAAGTCTTAAAAGTAGTTGTATTAGAATAATTTTGTATTTGATAGATGTCTGAGTTTCTAACAGTAGAGTTAATTAAACCAGCATATATAAAATTTGCACCAGTTTGCCTGTCGCTATTAACTGTACTTCCATTTCCCACTAAACGAGTAGATGAATATAAACCACTTGTAGTATCGCCGTTGTATTGCAAATTAATTAAATCTGCACCACCTGAAGCACAAATAGCGTTTACAACAATTACTAAATCTGTATAACTACCGCTGATTGTACTGAATGTAACACTTGATGTTGCAGTACCTAAAGTATTAGTTGCTATCGGTTCATACGTTGCACCTGCGGCCATTGTTATACTCCTTTAATTCCGTAGAGGGCGAATGATGAGTATTGGGCAAGGTTGCCAGAGGTAAAGAATATGGAGATGTTGTTAATTGCTACCGTGTTCATCCATAGGCTTGAGTCTAATTCTATATAACCGCTACCGTTGTTATCCACCCCAGTTAAGGATCGTACAGTCTTGTTCTTAGAGGTGTTTGAGTAATCTAAAATATCTATAAGTTGAACCCCAAAAACTCCAGAGGTTGATGATGCTGCCGAGGCTAGTCCAGCGTAGGCAAAAGTTACCGCTCCCGATTCGCCAGCATACCCTGAGCCGCTACCGCTTCCGCCCAAATAATGAAAACGATAATTGCTTCCAGTATCAGAATTGAATCTTAATCTAGCATTAGTTTCTGTTCCGGAGTTTGTATTGCGGATAATGCCACGAATCTGTAAATGTTCATAGGTAGCAGGTATAGAACTAAAAGTAATATCAGCCTGACCGCCTGAACCTACTATATATGTTGCAATAGATTCGTATGAACTAGGTACAATTACAACGGGGCTACTTAGTGTGCCAGCAATTATGTTAAGCAATTCCGCCTACCACATACCACGCATTAGCAGCTGTCTTGATACATACCGCTGTCTTGTATTGGCTAACAGTAGGAGCAGCAGCCACAGCGCCAGCACTTAATACTGTAGTAGTGCCGCTAGTTACTGCATCAATAGTTAATAATCCTACGCCTATATTTAACACTGTAATAACTGTGCCCACTGGAAAGTTAGTAGTAGCATCGGTTGGCAGTCTGAACTTAATTGCTGTTGCTTTGTTCATCTGCACTAACTGCTGGTACTCATCACCGCTTGTAGCTGTGTAATCTGCTGTCTTAGCAGTCTGTACTTCAAAGGCTGGTAGTCCATTCCACATAGCAGAAGTAACTACATCACCAGTATTGCCTGGAAAAGTTGGCATTATATCTCCTTAATAAGATAAGACGTTTTGGTCTAAGACACCATAATCTATGTTGCCTATTATAAACCCATCTATGACAGGTTCTAGCGTTGTAAACACCACTTTAAAACTATTAGGTGTGATGATGTTGGATACGCCAAAGATTTGCAGGGTTTTCTCCAGCTTAGATCCACCAGGCTGGGTAGTGATTACTGTGATCGGATCAAAGAAATCTAGGTTTAGGGCTGCCACTATGCCTGTGGTGTAGTTAGGGGTGTATAGGTCTAACTCGATGGCATCGCATCGGATGGTTGTCTCAGCCCTGCTAGCCACATAAGCCCTGGCATAATCTAGGGCTACAGCATCGGTCTGCATTAGCAGGTCTTGTTGGTTATATGAATGGATAAAATACTTGTCAATACTGGCCTGATTGCTGGCAGATTGCACAGTGCCACCAGTCCTGGTTATCTGCGCTGAATTAAATATAAGGGTGTCATCTAGTTTCCAGGCTGCATTAGCGTATGGGATACCTGTGCCATCATCTGCAAAGACTGTCACTGGATTACCTATGGTCTCTGTAGCTGTAAGCCTGTCCTTGAATACAAAGGATCCGTCAAAGCCTACATATATTGCGCCGTACTCTGACTGGGCGACAGTCTGCATAGCACCTAAAGCAGTGCGTGGAGTGCCTGGATCATTCTGTAATGTAGTTTGCCCTGCATCTATCTGGCGCTGTGATAATGGCCAGTCGATCTCGTCTAATATCTCATTAATGCGTGTACCTGATAGGTCACCAGTTGTAGCACCTGTGACTGTAGAGATCTGAGCGTTGTAAGCCAGGCGCATAGCATCTACAGCTTGTATGGTTGTATAGGCAACCTCTGTGGCATCTTTAGGTTGGGTGTTTACATAGCTTGTGATAAAGCCTGTGAATAAAGGGTAAGTCACATTCTGGAAGTTGGCAGATATCTGCACCTTTTTCATAGGGGTCAATAAACCAAAATAAGGCCCAGTCGGATTTGTAGGGTTAAAGTCACCATTCTGATCTACTATGCGTAATGTTAATTGACCTGTCTGGAATTGATCGAATAAAGCATTACGGCCTACAGCTGTTTGAATAAAGTTAATACGATCTGACACATCAACAATTACTGCTACTGCATCTGCCAATACGTTTGTGCCTAATACGCCAATATCTAACTGCATAGCCTGAGCCGTGCTAGGCCCAGTGCTGAAGTTAATAATTGCATTAATTGTAGGAGCACTCATTGAAGTAGAATCAACGATCCACGAGGTACTACGCCATTACCTAATTTAATTACATTACCCACAGCATCTTGGATATAACGTTCTAAGTCTTGGTTATTGCTTAATACTGCTCCAGTGTTTACAGTGGTATTTACTACTGTTGGTGCCACTGCCGCCGCCGCTGTAGTCGCACTAGATGGCATTTGTTGTGGCATATAAATTGAAGTATCAGGTATTTTGTTTGTAGTCATTACCTTATTTAGCAAAGAATAAATGTTTTCAGTGGCAGACGCTAGTTGCTCCCGATTAACTCTAAAAATTTCATTATAATTTTTAGGTAATTCTGTTAATGCGGTGGCAGCCTTATTAGCGCTCTCGGCCAATAGATCAGCTGCTGTCTTAGCGTTTAACTCTGCGTTGTATTTCTTAGCCAAAGCCTCATTATTGTCTAGGATCGCTAACTTAGATTGGATACGTAGTTTAGTCTCAGCATCGGTAGCCTCGCCTAGCGCCTTCATTAAGCCTATGCGCTCAACATCAAACTTCTCAGCTAGTTTATCTACCTCGGTTTGTTTCTTATTCTTTGCATCTAGTATTGCTAATTCTTTTTTCTTTTGCTCTGATAGTTTATTTTCTAGGCGTAGCTGTTGGCCAAAGATACGAGCCGATGCTCGGCCTTGTTTGTTGTCTGGCTGAGTAGCGCTTCTTGCACCACCAGCTAATCCCACAGCCCTTTGCAAGGCTAGCCCACCTGGTTGTAGACGTATTAACAAATCGCCTAAGCCACCAGAAGTTATCTTCGATGCTAGGCCATCTAACTTACTAATTAGTAAACCTACGCCATAAATTGCATCGCTAATAGATTTAGCAAAGGTATCCATTTGAGTAGCGGCATCTTCTATGCTTCTATTCTTGCCTAGTAAACTTATAGCATCTAATAAACCTTTACCGATTTCTTCTTTAGCATTTTCTGTAGATACTCTTAGTAGATCCATCTTGCCTGCATAAGTAGTTAATCTAGCTTGTGCCTGGCCTGCAAACTTGTTATTAAGTTCACCCAGGATCTTATCCATATCACCAGTTTTTAATGTAGCCTTACTTATGCCAGCACCTAAACGGCTCAGACTTGTGGTGTTGCCCGAGAATCCTCTAGTTAATGCTGCGCTTACCTCTGTCAAAGATCGACCAGTAGCAGCACTTACATTTAATGCAGTGTTTAATGCATCTTGGCTCTTAGTAATAGATCCTGTAGCTGTTAGTAATTGCTGGAATGCTGGGCGTAGTTGGTCATCTAATACGCCTGTAACTCTTTGTAAATTGGCTATGTAATCTTCAACGGCTGGCGCACTAAATGCAAAACCAGTATTACGTAATTGAACCTCTAAAGACTTGGCTGCCTTCTCATCGGCTGCAAAGGCTTGTACTGCTCGCTTGCTGAATTGGAATAATTGCTGAGCGCCAAAGACACCAGCAAAAGTCTTGCCTAATTTATTTACTTGCTTATCGAAGGCTGATATTTCTTTTTTGCCTTTAGTAAGTGCTTTGCCATTAAAGGTTGCCGTGGCTGCTACAAATATATTGGCCATTACGCTGCCTTCTTACTTTTAATTTCAGTTTTTTTATTAAATTGTACGGCTGATTGATCTATCGCTTTTAATATAGCTTCATAAACTTTTAAACTATCTTGCGACCAGGCTTTGTAAATTAAACGGCCTTTCGTTTTACGACCACCACCCCGAGCGCCAGGTATTTTAGGCTGAGAGGTAAGTGGTTCTAATGCAGCTATAAATTGCTGGCTAGCAAATGGGTTATTAGATTTATATTCTTCAAATGCTTTGCTGCGGGCTGATCGCTTGGTATATTGTCCGCTTGCACTTTGTGACGCTATCATCTCAAATGGTGCTCTGCCTTGAGGATTTAAACGGCCAGCAGTCTCGTAAATAGATCCAGGTCTGCTTACGTTGTAAACATAATTACTCACTTTAAAACCATTTCTTAATGTTTTATTTTCTCCAGGGTTGTAGCCAATACCTGCCAACACTGCGCCAGCATCATATTTGGGAAATGGTCTATAAGATACATTGCTAGACGTTGACTTAGACCAGCCAGATAAAACTGCATTATTGCTGAGCACAAATCCTTTAGCTTTGGTTGCTACTCCACGCATTAAAGGATCAATAGCAATTCTAATGCGTTGACGCATATCTTGATCGATAAAACTTAAACCATTTAGGACATCTTTAACGCCTACGACCTCTACTGGCATTTCGGATCTCCTTAGCTCTGTCGGTTAGCACCTGTATAATTGCTGCATACATTTCGCTATCCATATCGATAAACTCTCTAGGCGGTATCCCAGTCTCTACGCTCAGCTGTGCGATGCTGTAAAGGATTGAAGACCGCTCGATTATTTTTTTTCGTCGTCTAGTACCTCGACAGTTTCTAGGCTGTCAATAAACTCTACTCCCCATAAAGGTATCTGAGCGCCAGCCCTGCGTAAGCATTCATACGCAAGGTAGAATATTTCTGTCTGACGCTCGTGCTCTCTTAAAATCTTGCTGATACCAGCACCATATTTCTGTTCAAAGTTGTATTCAATTCCTGGCGTAATTTTGTGCTCTGAAACTTCGCCATTAGCCCTAGTAATCTTTAACTTTGCCATTATTACTCCTTAGTTAGAATGGTACCGATGGGGACACTGTTACTGCGGAGTTTATCGTAAAGGACAGACTTGAGGTAGCTAGTTCAGCGACGCCGCCTGTGCCGATTGGGGTTAGGTTATTTACCAAGATCGAGAATTGGTAAGTTGGGTTAGCAGCTGAAACTGTGGTGCCTTTAACAGTAATTACTGATACTGATAAAGTTTTACCAAATGCCTCATTTAGTGTCTGCATTACCTGACTTGTTGCCCACTCATTTAGAATGTCGATTTGGAATGTGCCACTTTGCAAGCCCGCTACAAATTGGTGAGAAAGACTACCCATTGAGGTGACCTCAAGTTCATCCACGATCTGATTAATTACGGCATTAGTTACGTATGAGCTAATGTCGATAGATGGTGTGGTTGGCGCAGCATTGGTAGCCAACTTAACACCTACGTTATTATTTAAATAGATTGCCATTGTTATTCCTCGTCTTTCTTAGTTTGTGCAGTTGGTTTTGGTGCGTCTTTAATTTGACCTATCTTTTTCAAAAAGGCTAAGTCTTCTTCGTGTGTGCTCATTTTAACTCCAGCTCGTTAGGATTGATAGTGTGATCTCTGCGGTTAATAAATCTCCACTAGCTGCGTTTGTTATAGCTGGAGCGGAGACACTTGATATGTTGTAAACCAGGGTCGATGCCGCTAGTTTAGTTACTACTGCCACAATAAAATTCTCTATGCCTAATAGGTTGCCTTGATTGTCAAATGCAGGTGTGGTTACTAAAATCTTAAAATTAGCCAAGGGTGCGATGCTTGTCTGGCTGTTATTGCTTGGCTCGATATAAGGATCGCTAGGTGTTACCACTACGCTGTTAGCAAGCAGGGTTGCTGGTGGGAATGCAAAGGTTGACCATACGCCATTATTTGTTAATGCTGTTGCTAGTGTGCCACGTAGGGTAGAGATCGCTGCCATTAGCCCACCAGTGATGCTGGACTTGAATACGGCTGGATGAGACCACGCACTCGGTTAATCAGCTGATAACCCATCCGATAGGGGCTGGCACTGATCCCATCCATACCGACCCCGCCTGTCTGGCTAACTTGTCTTGCTTGCCAGATGTCCACTGCAATTATCATCGCAGCTTCTCGTATTGCAGGGGTTGTCGCATAAGATTGGGTTTTGTGCTCTGGGCCTCTTGCGTTGCCATAAGGCACTACTTTATGAAAATTTTGGTTGGCTGCTGTTTTTGCATATTGCACAAATGAATAACCATTTGGATAATTGGCTTGGCCATATTGATACATAAATACTGGAATAAGGTTAGTTGTGCCTGTGCTTGGCGGTATTGTGCCAGTGATTGTGTAAGTGCCGTTAAATGTTGAACCACAAGCGCTTACTACTATTTGTTGACCTGTTACAAATGCGTTTGGATTAGAAAGCATAAGTGTTGCCACGTTATCTTGTAATGCTGTGCCGACTACTGGGGCATCGTTATGCCATAAGTATTGGCTAATTAAATCTTCTGCGGTTTGGCAGACTTCTTCTACTGTTGCATCGGCATACAAAGTGCCTATACCCAAATTTGTGCGTAGCTCTTGCTGGGTCACATAAACTGCTGGCATTGTATTCCTCTCTTAAAAAAAACTCCCCCAGGGCTAGGGCTACTAAACCCTAGGGGATTACTTATTGATTAATGGGTCTTATCAGGACTTCTTGTACTTGACAATTCCGTTAGGCATCTTGGCGATTGTTGCCATATATCCGTAGATTGCAACCTGTACTTGTAGGTTTGAAACTACATTTACAGACATAAAGTTTTGCGCTGAGCGATATACAGTAAATGCCTCAGGTGCAAGAATGATCGCTGAATCATCATCAAATGTAGTAGCTGTAAAGTTCTTGTCTACGTATAGATCAAGACCTAATACAGATCCACGGATTGACTGTGGGCCAACTTGACCAGCAGCGTTCATAGGTTGTAACGCATTAAATACTGGGCGCTTTGTTGTATCTTGCGCACCAATTAACGCACCCCATTGTGCTGGGTTAGCAATGTAATTCTGTGCGAAGTAACCTGTGTTTGTGTAGATAGTACGTGCTGCTTCTGTTGAGAATGCAACGATACCATCAAGGTCAGCAGATGTATTTGTGCCATTAGCAGATGCTTGGATCAAGGCTGCTAATACAGTCTGATCTAGGCGCTTTAGATATGCGTACTCTAATTGCTTTGTTAGCTCTGCGTAGAAGTTAGGGTCTGAACGCTCTAGTAATTCAACTGAAAGTGTGTTCATACCAGCATACTTAGATACTGTGCCAGTTAGGTACTGAGTTTCCATACCTGTGTTTTGTACTGCGCCAGCTTCTGCTTCTACAGTTACTTCTGGTGCAACACCATTTCCGCCACCAATACTGGTAACAAGTGAAGGTACTGAAATCGTCATACCACTTGTTGGTAAGGTGCCTTGTGAGCAAGCATCGATTGCTGGTGTGCCAAAGCGTGTGTTAGTTACAAACTCGCTTAGGTACTGTGTTGGGTTGAATGCTGGGTTAGTTGCAAATGAATCATCTGCAGCTGTTACGTATAGTTTTGAATCTTCGTTACCTAATGCAGCCTTGATCTTATGCTCTGTATAAGCAGCCATAGATGTGATAGGTGTGCGGATAGATGTCTGAATTAGTGGTGCTGTAATTACTGGGCGAGCAGCTTCTACTGTAGGAGTAGCAGCCTCTGCCTTTGCTTCTTGTGGCGCTGTTGCTAAATCTTCCACAGGAGCC